AACAGGTCACCACCCCGATGACATGTGGTCATGATGATCATAGTGTTATCAGAGGTATCCGATGGAATGGATATTGTTACCTCGATCTATTCAAATCGGAAAATAGAGCTGCCATTTGCTCTTCCATTGGAAAATGGCCAACCATGGAAACTCTGTACTCATCATATCCTGATGAGGTCAAGACAGGAAAGTACACCAACATTGCCTCCCTCCGGCAGATTCATGTGGATGCCGAGGGTTGGTCATTCCATCACATTTTAGATGGATGGAATGGTCCAGGAAATTTCTGGACTCAAGTCGTTGGGGGCAAGGAAACGCCCATTAAACCCGATCAAAATGATATGATCGTAAAACCATTAATCAACATCCTTCCAGAACGAACAAACCGGAAGAAGAGAGAACAAGCGGACCTTCTCTTTAAACAATTGGAAAGCATGGTAGCCGCTGGCACTGCTCGCAGCCCTAATCTTGCACAAGATATGGACAACGGGTATTGTTATACCAAAATGTTTCCCGGCTCATATCGACAGGCCTTAGCCACCGTATTAGGAACAAGACCTTTACTCTGGAATGTCCTCCAATATGACAATTGGATCATGACCAACAATTGGGATTATGAGACCGTCGGGAATGATTTACATGTTTTCGAGACATTTGGCAGTAGTGCTGATGCTCTTGAACACCTGTATCTATGTGCGGCAGAGAGTCCACTTAACTTGTTGAAGACAGTGGGTTCACCCAAAACAGATTCAGCAACTGACACCGTCACTTCTCTGAGGACTAAACTTCTGGGTAAAGATATCCAGCTTAGCCATCAACGGGGAGAAATCGAACGGCTCAGACACGAGGTTGCTGAACTAAATAAAGAACTTGAAGAATGGAAATCTTCGGTTCCCCCATCTCCTGCGTCGCATGAGATGGGGCTTAACATTCCATTGCCCATCCCTTTTATCGAGCATAAGCCAAGGCTTAGGCTTTATCAGGGATTTTCGGTTGGGTCAATCAAGTGTGACCCACAGGAGGCGAAACGGGTAGTAGATCAAGCAGCGGCTACCCAAGATCAAATCATTAACCGGTTGCGCACTGGCATCCGGGACTTCACCCACACTAAGGGCTTTGTGGGTGACGATGGAAAACCTGACCCTCATTCGAGTTGCCTTCGAGTCGACAATGAGCTCTTAATTGCAAAAAATGCGATAAGAGCATTCAACCATCATGTCGGCTTTAGCACCGAATTAGGGACCCGAGTTTATTATTTTTGTGTCGAACAAGATGTCGAATTACAGAGGACAACACAGGCTCTTGAGAAAATGACCACGGAACGTGACCATCTCTCAGGAAAGGTTGAATTTGGAACAATTCCAATCAAAGCCAATCGCAGCCCTTTCTATAGGCGCTGGTTTCTAGGTCAACAATGGCAAGTTGACCTTGGTTGGAAGATCATTGCCCATACTCGTGTCCCTCTTCTCGCCTCTACGCAACAGCCTGGTAAAGCTAACAGGTCTGTCGCCGATGAGGTGGACACGAAATGGTACATAAACCGTTGTCGAACAGAAGGTCTCCCAGTTAAACTTTGGGGTCATTTAGTGAAATGTACTCCATCCGGGGACTGGATATGGGATCGGCATCGGGGTAGAGGAGAAATCTGGGGTTCACCTGGCAACATCAATCCTCCACATGGGGCAGGTTGGCTTGAGGCCAACTTGACGCATCTGAAGGTTGCCACTAAACCACTTTGGGAAAGTCAGAAGCAACATGGGGGATTCCGACTCAATCCCCGTGGCGTTGCTGTATTCTGGTCAAAACTCAGTCCACATCAGAAAGCTGATTGGGCTCGAGGAATGCAGCGACAACAGGGGGACATTGAGCATTGGCTCTCAATTGTCACTTTTGACCAACCCGACGTGACCCAGTATGAAATTAAACGCCGGAGCAGACCTGGCGTTCAACAGCCCAAACCACCGTCTGCACTAAAAATGCCACTCGCGCAAAAAGGCCATAGGCGAGAGGGCGCGACTGACTTCGAGACCGATATGCGAATGCTCAAATTAAGGATGAAGTATTCGCAAGCGGATGGAGCTGAATTACTCCATGATGCCAAGGAACAGTTGGGTGCAGTCTTGAGAGGTTGCCCTCCCGACTGTCGTCAATTCCTGGTTCCCTTAATAAATTGGATCATCAGCCGCCAATTCACTCTGACAGAACTAACCAACGCAACTGTAGTTGGTTCTCCAGAATGGTCTCGACGCAAGTCATTAATGTCTGAAATGACTAATCTCAATCCCGTCAAGAGTGATTGGGTTAGGGATTTGCTCAGAGAAGGGATAGAACCCAACCCGGGCCCTATTTCAGACTGGTTCACCCCCACAATTGGGACTATCATCACCCTTCTGACGACGTTGGTTGGGTTTTGGTACACTTTCGCTAGCCTTGTTGATAACGAGGTTAGACGAAAAATCGAACACGCGGCAGCTGTGCCCGTGGCTCCCCACATGATTCCAAAAAGGGGAAAGTTTGACCATATGTTAGGTATGGCAATGCACGGAACACGTGGGGATCATGTACCCATGCAGTTCATCGCAAAGGTCATCACATCATTGGGGGTTCCCGTTCATCTTTATGATGTCCGGACCATGACCGCTGATGACCTTGCTTCAATAGAAGCCGGCAAGCTTCGGAAAGATGCACACAGCTGGATTGAAACCAACGCGTTCATAAGACAAGGATTTAAGCAAACAATTGCTCCTTATGTGAACGGCGAAACAAACTGGAATATCGAACTAGGTTCGGGTCCAGAATGGGTTAAACCAACGTGGGTCGAAAAAGGAGATGATATGTTGGACTGGCTCTCAGTCTGGGCATATCAGCTCCTTGCCAAAGCGAACAGGCCTCACCTTAGGGTTGGAGTTTTAAAAGGTTGCAACGTGCCAAGATCTAGTAATGGCAAGACGGAGCTTTTAAAGAAAACACCTAGGATGACCCGAAGACCAGCCGGGTGGGTTGCTGGCTCAGGAACAGACACAAACATTCCTGAACATATCCGGAAGAACTACCCCCGGATCACAAATCCTGACCATGAATCCGCGTTCCGTGAATATGAAATCATTCACAACATGGGGGGTGCTGGGACAATGCAGACAGCCATTAGCTGCGGGGCCATTCCCATCCCTCACCGTCGGATTCTAGATAGAGATTTCCATACTTTGCCCTTGCCCTCGGATTATAAGAATCCGGGTTGGGTGCCGTTGGCCTCTCTATTGAACTCAAAATTTGACCTTGACTTACCTAGCCACTTGAAGTGGTATTTAAGTGTTTACCATTGGGTAAACCACTTTAATTGGTTGAGTATAGTCGGTTGGATTGTGAGAATACTTGTAACCTGCTCACTCATCGGGAACAATTGGTTACTACCGATAGCTTTTATTCTCAGTTACCCATCGACTGTAGAATTTTTCCTTGCAAATTTCAATCTAGAAGGAAAACAAGTTTTAGAATGGGTTATGAAGGTGGTGTGGCTATCACCTGTCTTTTACATGTGGACACGAGGTTCCATCGGATTCCTTCTCAGTGCTTCTTGCATCATAGCCGAAAGGCTGTGGTCCGAAATATCACTGTTGATGGCAAACGGAGGAAAATTAATTTACGTGCCACGTGTAGGAAAAACAACAACGTTACCCTTCCCGTTTGGTCATTGGGCGGCTGTTGACTCTTATGGAACTCGTTATGAAGGACGAGCCATGGAATCCGGCCCCCAGTGGTTGAACAAGCCCTTTTCAATCAGGGCTAGACAACCAGGGACATGGGAATTGGAATCTGATGCTATCATGATCCCAGCTCCATTAACGTTTGCTGGCCTCCGGAAGGCCGTAGAATATGGTGAAGTTCGGGGATACGGCTGGGCACACAATTGTGTTACAGTCCTTTCTCCTGCCATTCTACAAACCGGTTGTTTATACAGTATGGTCGCACTGTATACATTGATCCTAACCTGTAAAGCATTGCTGACGGCAGAACTCTACAGTAAACTTCGAAATAATACCCAGATTTACGAAGACTTAGGCCTTATCTTTGCCGAACTAGACAAAGGGAGGTCAATTCCTCCCCTCATCGATCAACCAGATGAGGATCTTTCTGTGTGTCATCAACAAGAAGGACCAATGGCTCACACCATCCGACCACTCTCCAGTGACCCAACACGGATAAAGCGGTTAACTGATGCGTATGGGATTTCAAACATCCTTGATCTCATACAAGAACGTCAATTTGGCGGTGCCTTCTATTACCCTCCAAGTAATTGGATGGTTCTAGATACAACTTGCTGTGAAGCAGGTACCGACACTTTGATCGTTGGACATCACCGCAGTTATCTAATAACTGCATGGAAAACCGCCTGGAAGTTAGGGCTAGGGCTAATTAGCCCAAAGCACTGTTATCAACAACCAGGCGGGATTTCGATCACAACGACACTTGGTTTACCGCACCATTTGTCTTGGCCTGACCATTTTCATGTCCATCTGGACACCCCGGTCGGGCTTGGCCAAGAACTTTTGGCCAACGATGTCATCATTGATGACTGGTCAACCACCAAGTATAACCATCGACACGTCCACCCTTATAGGGCACGAGGTCAAGGTTGTTCAACTGATACTTGGACCACAATCAAGGATCCATCAGACAAAATTGATGACATCGCCAACTGTTTCAGATTATCAAATCAGCCTTATCTGAAACGGGCATTCTATGATATGCCCATCCAACCTGAATCAATGGATCTAGAATCCATCGCACTACAGTCTTTCACTGTGACCATGGCCTTAGAAGAGCTAGGCCTGGACCCAGTAATAGCTGACGGGATGTCGCTAGATTTGATCCGGACGGAAGGAGAAAGAAAAGTCTCATCAACTGACCTTACGTTGATGAGTCGGCCCACTCCGGCAAGAGTGGAAGTACAAGAACAAATACTGGCATGGCTTGGCCAGTTCGAAGAACTTGAATTTGTACGAGAGGTTTCGAAATGGTTCTTGGCTGTAATGGACCAATTAATTGACAAGTGTCGTCCTGTCATTAATTTTCTTTTCGAAATCGGACAACACCTTGCTAGCCTCGCAGTCAAAGGACTCGAATTGGCAGGCAAGGCGTTGAAAGCCTTTATAGATTTGGCTGAGTGGTTGATTGATTATCTCATCCGCCCAGGGGCGGTTAACAAACGAGTGAAATCAGTCTGGGCCATCGGCGGAATCTTCAAAAATCCAGAGATCACCTCAAGAGCAAGATTCCAATCCCAAATTGCTTACGCACAATACGTGACGAATAACAATTTTGGTGAGGATTATGAGAGGATGATCTTGGATTTCAAAAACGGTGCCAACGGCTATGTCAAACCAGCCGAATTAACAAAAATAGGAGGGCCTCAATATCGACCAGTAACCTTCCCGGCAACTCAAGTGCACCCAAAACAAGTTGCCGAAGCCATTTTAGATCAAGTTTCAAAACCCCCCTGGCGTCGCCTCATCATCGATCCAGTGCTTACTGCACGAATCGAAGATGACCTCGAGGCTGGAGGTGACCTTGGATTTGATCAGGTCTACCTAACGCAAATGAAGGAAGACATGATAATCCAATCGTTAAACCGGTACAAGGAACTTGACCCTAGTGAGGCGTTACCCTCGGGTGATAAACGCGCTCTCACAAGTAGGGAAATGGCCGAAGCTGATGCCGCGGCATATGCTGTATGTCAATCCGCGCCAAGTGCTTGCTTAAATCGTGACTGGACGTCACTAGAAGCATGCTTGGCTTATGAAGTCAAAAAGTATTCCCCTGGAATACCTTTCATCGGATCATACAAAAACCGCGAAGAAATGGCAATAGCCGGATGGACAAAGGCAACCATCCGGACTATCAAAGACCGAATTGCCTCCGGACGGTATCTAGACCAGTTTTATCATGCATTCGGGAAATCTCAAGTGATTTCCGCGGATGCATTAAAACAAGGGAAAGACCCACGTACTGTCATTGCTGAATTCATTTTGTCTAAACACCACAGTAACCTGATTGATTTCGACATGATGAAGCGCGACATTTGGCGAGAGACGGGCATAGGCAGTGGTATGCCGCTCAATCAGACCATGGAATCGATCTTCAAACAAGTTGGAGATTACACCTACAAGGTTGAAGCAGATGCTACCAAACTTGACGCCCATCTGTCAAATTATGCTTGGCAAATTCACCGGAGAATGGCTTATTATGGATTCAAGGATCATCCAATCGGAGACAAACTCACCTCGATAGCGGCGGCCAAAGGCGACGCTATCCAGAATGCTTATGTCTTTGCGATCACGGAGAATCCTGATCCAAGCAAGCCTTATGCGAATGTAATCCGAAAGATTCGCGGCGGTGCAACCGGACAAAACAATACGTCCGGTGACAATACATGGCTTATGAAAGGCTTAATGGCCTCAGCCTGGTCCAGATACTGGACATTAAAAGGAGATAGTTATCTAGCCAATCCAACTACCTTCTTTAACCCCAAGTACTCATTCTTCGCCAATACAAGTGATGATAATATTTGGGGAATCAACGTGCCAATAGATTGGCAAATTTTTGAACGGTGTGCCGAATCTGTGGGGTTATACCTCACTTCTGCCATGTCACAGAGAATTGAAGATATCTCTTACCTTGGCAAACATGTGACCCGACCGACACCGGACGAACAATTGGATGTAGATAAACTTTGGGACAAGAAAGGTTGGTCTCATCCAAAACCAAAACTCCTTGTGAAACAACGGGTGGACGGATTACTCCTGAGACGCTCAGGTAACCGGTACTACCAGACTAGATCTCCTGGTCCGGCTTCACAAGGAACAAGAGGCAGCGACTACCTCAAGTGTAGGCTGCAACAAACCTGCGGACAAGTGTATATTACAGCGTTTGTTCCTCAAATGTATAGACGATTAAGAGACAATTTCATAATCGATGCCCAAAGATACATTTTGGAGGATACCAACGGCGGTTATTACCAAACTGCAGGAGAAGGCCGAACTCAGGAAAAATTGGATTACCTTGTGTCCATTTCAAAAGGACAAACACTTTTTGAAGAGGAAGTCAAGGTGATACATATCCCCAAAGCTGATTTCGGCCGATTGTTCACAAGAGGCCAATGGCGCGCCTTAACAGCCACCCAACGGGATCGGTTGTTAGAATTAAGGAGGATGAATTTCCCATCCTATGCCAGAGTGTTGGAAATACATTGCAATGAGCCTCGCAAACCTTTAGACTACTATGATAAGTTAAAGGTAAGATTGGCCAAAGCCGCAAGACGCCCTGATGAGGGATTGCGGATGGCAATAGGGGGGCTGAGGAGCTTTTGTCAAAGTTTGCCCCGAAAACTTTGGAAGATGCAACCAGCCCCTGCTGCCATCATGCCTGATGAGCTTTTCGTAACTCGCAAGATGAGAAACGAAGCTTGGATGTGGCAACTGGGCGCGACCCAAATTTCCGAGTTAGAGGCCGCCCTCGCTAAAGGGCCTTATGGGAGTTGCAGCGACCCTCAAGCTTTCTATGCCAAATATCACAATAATGCAGAATTCCGAAGAAAAATAGACGCTTATGAAGATAAGCCTCACATTCTTCAGAATCACGTCTTTTTCCAGACGATTCTGTATTATTTCAGTTGGTATCTGGAATATAAAATGCTTGACATCATGGTAATTGGTGCAGTTTACTGGTTCATAATGTTCATGTTGGTCGACATGAGCAAACTTTATGGATTAGCAAATAATATCTATTTCCATGCAACTGGTCGTAGCAGTGAAATCATTAGTAGCATGGTCCCTAGAGACCCGTATATCCACATTAAACGATTTTGCATTTGGACGGAAGAATTCATCCCTGATTGGGTCGCTGACACAATTAGGTTGGACCTCTTCCTTTCTGAGATCGCACGGATCCCAGAATTAATTGCACATATCTTCAATTGGGGACAAGAAATCAAAGCCATACCACACGGAGATCGTATCAATCCGTGGGTAATGGATGCTACTATGGTGACGGATGAATTGAACAAGACAATAAATCCTCACCAAAAATATGCTTTCGTTTCGGCTGCGACAGGAACAGGAAAAACCGCCATGATGGTCCCTGCCCTCGCTGCAATCCACCGGTCATCCATTCCTGAGATGACCAGATCAAAAGCACCGGTGACTTGGTTAGTTGTCCCTCGACGAGTGTTGAGAGACGATTATTACCCGGGCGACCCTCGCATGGAGGGCAAAGTCCAAGTCATAAAACGCGGCGAAACACCTGACCGTCGCAACAACCAAATGTTCATATGTACGTATGGACATTTACTCCAAAGGCTGAAAACAGGGGACGCTAAGAAACATGATCTTTATTGCTTTGACGAGTTCCATGAATTATCTGGAGAGATGATTCTGGCCCAATGTCATGTCCGAGCAAGGGGAGCATCCATAGTATTCCTTAGCGCTACACCCAGGCCTGTACAAGGTTTGGAAAATGGCTATGTTCATATCGCAAGACATGAACGTTTCAACCAAACAACTGCCTACACAAGCACCGGATCCGTTGCTCAACTATGGAGTTACGGGCAACAACTTGATGCGAATAAAGCCAAAAACGCTCTAGTTGTTGTCCCTTCTTATCGAGAAATAGAAGAAGTAATCCAAGGGTTGAATAACCTACATCCTGGCGTTCCTGTCATCGAAGCAAGTGCTCGTACACGAAGCACTTTTGCTAAGGCTTGGGAAGAACACCATAATGTGTCGGGCGGCTGCATAGCCGTTTGTTCAACAGTCATAGACGCAGGTTATGACTTCAAACCACCAGCTGATATGTTGATTGACTCAGGACGATATATCAAATTCCACGAGGGTGTGTACATGGGCCAACAGGCCACACCCGATTATCTGAGGGAACAACGATGGGGTCGTGTAGGACGCAATTCTTCTTCACAGAATGGTATTGTGGTCGCTCACCCCAAGGCCGGAACAGGCGAACCCCCGGTTCAATATCCGAGTGGAAGTTTATTGGTGCAAGACCAAACACTACCAACTCGAAGCGAGGACGGAATACATCCCAACGTCCTTGGAAGGTTTCTTAAGATAAGTCCATTAGAGCCGATTGAGCAAGCTGAATCTGGCTTATGGCCTTACTATAGGATAAAGGAAACAGTCATGGATGAAAGAATAAGGTTCAGTTTGAACTTCATCTTTCTATCCGTGATGAGTGGGGTAAGAGCACGTGATTTACAATCATTTTATCTGAAACATGCTATTCAGAAGCAACCGTTATCAGATGATTATGATTGGCTTATTTCAGTCTTACCTCCCTCACACACTGAGATGTATGTCGCCTGGGGCGCACTATGGCAATACATCAATCCCAAATCTGACCTTCATTTCATAACCCGAAGGAATGGAATGAATATTAATAGTAATTTAATATGGCCACAGGCAGGACAATGGATATATGACTCTTTCGAAGATCAAGTCAAACGAGTTAGAGTCAAAGCCACGACTGAAGCCGAGATCTATACGGAACTTGACAACCACCAACAAGAGGTGATTCAAGCACTAACGGATCAAATTAAGAAACAAAAAGACAAGATTCAAGCCATGGAGGACAAGGCACAAACCTCCCCACACTCATTTAAGGGACGGAAACCATCCAAGATGGAAACAAATCCCAAAACACATAAAACTAAGTACACATTCCATCGACCACCTCCCTGGTGGCAAACCAGAGAAGTGGAAAGTGGATATTGTAGTGCTTAACGGTAAAGAATGTTAAACCTGTCCAGACAGGGTGAAAATCTGTGATGTCCTAACGACTACACGCTCTTTAATGTATGCGAGTCGCCGGATGCCCAGGGCATCAGACTGAAACCTAAATACCATGATGACCTCTGAGAGCTGACCTGAAAATAAACCCTCTAGCAGACAAGTCATACAGCAAGCACGAATTGCTCCTGTTCAAATTGGTATCGTAAACGTTCAAGGAAACATCAACCGAGGAAACCTCGTTGATCACCCCTAAATGGTTCGGAATTCATCCGAACCTCCTTACCCACACTTGAAATCGGTTTCTTCTTAGTTACAAGACAACAAGGATGAAAACTAGGACAATTCAAGGAACCATCAGGGGGGCACTGTCCGATCTGATGTAAGTAAGGAGAAATTCC